TCCCATATGCGATGTCGACCGAATGCCAATACACCAAACAGCACGCCGCCGACCCGCATTGCTCGGGCTGCGTGCACCGCGCGAGGAAGACCCCATGACCGCCCTCCTTCTCTGGCTCCCCCTATCACTGGTCGTAGGCATAGCCGTAGGCCGGTGCATCCGCGTAGGGACGGTGGACACAAAGCCTCAGCAGCGCAAGGCATCCGAGATGGTCGACGTTGCAGCGATCAAAAGGCAGATAGTCGAGCACCGCGAAATCGACGTCGCCGGTAATCGCGTCTTGTACCGCTGGGACTTCGGGCCGTATTCTGCGCACCTCGAGTTTTATCCAGAATTCGGCGACGAGATCGAATGGGCCCTCACGGCGCGAGTTGCAGCGGCCAACCTGATTTCCAAAATGGCGAAGGAGACACCGCCGTGACGCCTCCGATCCGCAAGCTACTCTCGCAATGGGCCGCGCATCGCATCGCATCGGCCGGGAACCTGCCGCCCGACCTGCAGCGCGTAAGTGAAGAGATTAGCCGACTGGCCCCGGACTCAGCGCGCGTGATCGAACTCGAATACTGCGACCCGCGCCCACAGAAAACCAAGGCGGCGCAGCTACGCATGTCGCGGCAGATGTTTTCGGCACGACTACGGTGGATCCACGAGCAGTTGGCTTTTACAATAGAGCAGAACAACAGGGAGAACGCATGAGCACTGACAGAGAATTGCTGGAACTGGCGGCAAAAGCTGCTCGTATCGAGGTTACGGCCGTCGTCGCGGGCGGCATCCCTCATCGCTTTGGTGGAGGCTATTGGAACCCGCTGACCGACGATGGCGACGCATTCCGATTGATGATTGACCTCGACATTGATATTTATGGCGATGAGAAGTATCGGGGAGCTGACGCGGGGAATGGGTATGGCGCAGTAGAACAAGTCACCGGAGACTTATACGCCGCCACGCGCAGAGCCATCACGCGGGCCGCCGCCGAGATCGGGAAGGGAATGCCATGAAACTTCCAGAGCACAAATGCGGCTTGCACCTTGAGCACAATGTGCACAAGAACTATCACGAAAGTGCGTCTGAATGGATCGAGAAAAACGATCACTACACCTGGAAGGGCGACGAGAGTAAGCAAGCCGCGATCGAATCCGATTCTGTCTGGACACTGCAATGGTATCCCCACACGCCCATTGGATTCTATGCTGTAGCTGCGCCGACGCTGGAGGAGCTATTGGCGCTCGCAAATGCCGAGGATGATTGATGAACATCTACGCTGCTTCCTGGGTCCAGGGCGGATGCTTTGGCCTGTCAGCGGTTGTCGTCGCCCCTGACGAAAGCACAGCACTTCGAGAACTCAATCTCGACGATGACGATACGAAGATAACCGTCTACCTACTCGGTACGGAGAAAGAGCCCTCCGAAGCGGCATGGGTTGTGGCGAAAGAATCGCTTTGACACGGCTTAACGCACCGAATCGAATTGTCATGACAATTCATTTCTAGCCTTCATTTCCCTCAATCACTACCATTAAAACTGTGGGCCATTGCGCCCTAACCAGTTTCTAATCGGGGTGATCATGAGCGGTCTCGGTAAAGGTCAAGAAGGTAATCCCAAATACGCGGCCAACTGCGCCCGCGAATCGCGCGAAGCAAAAGCGGGCACGTTCCACGGCGGCACTCCGCCGAGCGGTCCGAAGCCGGAACCCGTTCGCCTGAACGGCATTCGAGCACCGAAAGACAAAGGCCTGAGCAAGTAATGGCCGTTATCCCCTTCGTCGCAAAAAGCGAACGAATCCCATTTGGCGTCAGCAAGTTTGCCAATGGTAGCCGGTTGAAGTTCCCGCTTTTCTCCAAGCGGCGTCGTGGGTATCTCATCCTCGAAGATCGATTCATTACGGGCTTGTGGCGCTTCGGCGTTTGCATTCGCACCGAGAGATCGGGTTTTGCCGTCCACTGGGGATGGGAACTCGTCAAGGAACATCATGGCTGAACTCAAAGCAAAGACCCGCAACAAGCTGTCGAAGTCCGAATTCGGCATGCCGGGTGAGCGCAAATACCCGATGCCCGATAAATCGCACGCGCGCAATGCCAAGGCTCGCGCAAGCGAAATGGAAAAGGCCGGGAAGCTTTCTGAGTCGTCCAAGGCCAAGATCGACGCAAAGGCCGATCGGGTGCTAGGCAAAGGCAAGAAGAAGTAACGATGGCTGCCAGCAGCACAGAAACAGCGAAAAAGCCGCGCGGACCCGGTAAGCCATTTGAGGCTGGTAAATCGGGCAATCCGACTGGCAGGCCCAAACGCACGCAAGAAGAATTGGATTTGATCGAGGCGTGCAAGAAACGCGCGCCCGAAGCATTGGATGTTATCGGCGAAATCATGGTGAATGGCGAGAACGAGCGCAATCGCTTGTCGGCGGCTGAATACATCATTGACCGCGCTTATGGCAAAGCGGTGCAGCAAACGGAATTGACCGGCAAAGGCGGTGAGCCTTTCACCATTCAGATTGTGCGATTTGGCGATGTCGGCAATCCAGCTACCTAACAACTGGAAGCCCCGCCATTACCAGCTGGACGCGTGGCGATACCTGGAAAACGGTGGCCGGCATTGTGAGGTGGTTTGGCACCGACGCAGCGGCAAGGATGAACTGGGCCTGCACTGGACGGCGGTAGCAGCGTTCCAGAGGAAAGGGACGTACTGGTACATGCTGCCTCTGGCCTCGCAGGCCAAAAAGGCGATCTGGAACGCGGTGAACCCGCACACAGGCCGCAAGAGGATCGACGAGGCGTTCCCGGAGGCCATCCGGAAGCGTCAGAACGATCAGGAGATGTACATCGAATTCGTCAACGGGAGTACGTGGCAAGTGGTTGGCTCTGACAACTTCAACTCGCTGGTTGGTTCGCCGCCGATTGGCTTGGTCTATTCGGAATGGGCACTGTCCAATCCTGCGGCCAAGGCATATCTGCGCCCGATCCTGGCTGAGAATGGAGGCTGGCAGATCTTCAACACCACGCCCCGTGGCAAGAACCACGCATTCCGCACGCTCCAAGGTGCCAAGGAAGATCCGAACGCATTCGCCCAGGTGCTGACCGCCAAGGACACGGGCGTGCTGACCGATGAGCAGTTGGACAAGCTGCTGGCCGAGTACATCACGGATTACGGTGAGACGCTGGGCACTGCGTACTTCGAACAGGAGTTCTTGTGCAGCTTCGAAACGCCGGTGATGGGTGCCGTGTACGCCAAGGAGTTGCGCGAGGCTGCTGGCCGCGTCCGCGCCGTGCCGTACGACCCCACCAAGCCTGTCAGCATCTTCTGGGACCTCGGCCGCGCGGACAAGACGGCCATCTGGTTCTGCCAGCTGGCTCCGTTCGAATACCGCGTCATCGACTACATGGAAGGCGTGGGCAAGCACATTGGCGAGTACATCGCCGATCTGCAGGCCAAGCGCTACGTCTACGGCGATTGCTGGCTGCCGCACGACGCGAACAACGAGCTGTTGGCGGCTGAACGTACCGTCGCCCAGCAACTGCGCGCTGCCGGCTTCAAGACGCGCACTGTGCCCAAGACGTCCGTGGACACGCGCATCGAGGCTGCACGCCTCATCCTGCCGCTGTGCTACTTCGACGAGCGCAAGACCGAACTGGGCATGGATGCCCTGCGCAACTACCGCTACCGCGTGGACGATGACACGAAACAGTTCAGCAATGAGCCTATGCACGACTGGGCCTCGCACGCCGCCGATGCATTCGGCTACATGGCTATCGCACTGAAGGAGCCGAAGAAAGAGACGCGCAACTTCCAAACGACGCCTCGTCGCCCCCTCAACCTTGGCCGATCTATCGGCGGATCGTGGATGTAAGCCATGGCTGAACGTGCAAAGGACATCGTAGCTCGGGCCCATCAAAGGTTCCGTGTTTGCGTCGAGTGGGAGCAGGACGCACGCCAGCGCTTCAAGGACGATATCCGGTTCCTGTTCGCCGACTCGGACAACCAGGAACAATGGAATGCGGCTGTTCGTGCTCGTCGCCAGATCCAAGACCAGCCCATGGTCACGATCAACAAGACGCACACGCACTGGCTGCATGTGGTCAACGAGGGCAAGGAGAACAAGCCGTCCGTCGTCGTGCACCCGACGGGCGATGCCGCCACGTACGAGGCCGCGCAGATCATCGAAGGCATCGTGCGTCACATCGAGTACATCTCGGACGCGCAGACGGCCTACGACCGCGCACGTGAGTTCCAGGTTGGCGGCGGCATCGGCTACTGGCGCATCGTCACGGACTACGCGGACGAGGACAGCTTCGATCAGGAGATCTACATACGTCAGGTGCCGGATCCGCTGTCGGTCTACCTCGATCCGCACATCAAGAACGAGGACGGCTCTGACGCCCGTTTCGGCTTCATCTTCGACGATATGCCCCGCGATAAGGCTGAGGCGAAGTTCGGCGCGATCCTGAAGAATCAGACGTTCGGCGACGGCGCGCTGTCGTGGAATCGCCGTGACACGGTGCGCGTGGCCGAGTACTACGAGGTCGTCGAGTCAAAGGAATGGCTGTACGCCATCGAGGGCGACACTGGCGTGGAGTACGTGCGCGAGTCGGACATTCCGATGGAAGCGCGTGCGATGCTGAAGGCAGCCTACGACGCCGGCAATGCGCAGCGCCGCCGCGTCGACAAGCGTACCGTCAAGCATTACCTGATCGTGGGTGATGAGATTGCCGAGTCCAGCACTTGGGCAGGCAAGTACATCCCGATCATCCGCGTTCCGGGCGAAGAGATCGTGATGGAGGGGCGCCTGGATCGCAAGGGCCTCGTGCGCTACCTGAAGGACGCCCAGCGCGCCTACAACTACAACGCCTCCGCGGCGCTGGAGTTCGGCGCGCTGCAAAGCAAATCGCCGTACATGGCACCTGTCGAGGCGATCGAGGGTCTGGAGAACTACTGGGCAACGGCGAACACGCAGAATCATGCCTACCTGCCCTATAACCACGCTGACGAGAACGGCAATCCGATCCCTTCGCCGCAGCGTCAAGAGCCGCCGTCGACCGCTCCCGTGTACATGGACGGCATGTCGACGGCTGAACGAGAACTCATGATGGCGTCCGGCCAGTACGAAGCGACGTTCAGCGAACAAGGCAACGAGATTTCGGGCGTCTCGATCGAGCGCCGGCAGAAGCAGGGCTCGCGTGTCACGTTCCACTTCAAGGACAAGGAAGCGAAGGCCATCCGCTTCACCGGGAAGCAGCTGATCGACCTGATTCCGAAGATCTACGACACGAAGCGGATCATCCGCATCCTGGCTGAGAACGGCGACGAGCAGCAAATCCAGATCGACCCAACGCAGCAGACCGCGCTCCAGCAGAACA